TTCTTAAAGTGTAATACAGGTGTCAGTGGTGGTCTAACTTGGTCTGAAGTTACACTCCCAACAGCAAACACTTTAACTGGATCCACATTAGCGAGTGGTATTACTGCAACAAGTATTACTTCTCTTGGAACACTGACTGGATTGACTGTGGATGGAACAGTAGATATAAATGACACGATTACACTCAATTCAAAAAATGAAGATCCGAGTCATGATAGGGGTGTAATTATTATACAACCAAGCGCATCTGGTGGTAAAACTGGTATTAACTTTAGATCAAATGTAAACTCAACTTCCGATCATGGATACTTATGGTGGTATGATGATAATGATAGTTATAATATTAATTCAAGTGCAAATGGTGAAAATGGTGCGTTAGTTCTTGGTGTTCAAAATGATGCTTCAAACTCTACACCAGGCGATATTGTCGCTGTAGAATCTTCTGGTAATATATTTCTAAATCCAGGCTTGAATGATAATAGTTATGGTGGTGCGAGTGGCCCAGATTTTGGAAGAGGTAAAGTTTATATTGGTAGAGCATCTTCAAAATATCAGGTTTGGCATGAGGGTAATGATGGTTCAGGATCTGGCTTAGATGCTGATAAATTGGATAATCAAGAAGGAACTTATTATCGTAACGCTGGTAATTTAAATGCAGGGACTGTTCCTGATGCACGTTTATCTAGTTCTAGTTTATTTGTAACTGGAATGATTATAATCTGGAAGGGTGCTCAAAATCAAATTCCTACTGGATGGGTAATATGTGATGGAAATAATAATACACCTGATTTGAGAAATCGTTTTATTATTGGTGCTGGTTCTGGTGGTAGTTATTCTCCAAATAATACTGGTGGTTCATCAAGTATTCTTTTAGGAACAGCAAACCTCCCAGCTCACACTCACCAACTGGGAGGAAATGTTGGTAATGCAAACTTAAGTCACAGTCACTCATGGAGTGGAAATACAAATAATCAGGGTAGTCACTCTCATGAAATAACAGATAGATCAAGTCAAGATAGTGGTGATGGATTCCAAGGCTATCAAGAAGGATCTGGTGGAAGTGGTAGTAATAATGTAAATTCTAGTACAAGTGGTGGTCATACTCATAGTGTTAGTGGTAACACTAACTCTCAGTTAGGAAATCATAATCATAGTTTACCAACTACTACTGGTAATCAGGGTGGTTCAATGGGTCAGTCATTTAATATACTACCTCCATATTATGCATTATGTTATATAATGAAGACTTGATGAAAAGAAATGTTAATAGTTTGACAGCAATAGATCGTGTAAGGGAGAGAGTAGAAAGCTATAATTATAATTTGAAAAAAATAGTAACTTGCGAGAATAAAGAGATTGCTGTTGCAGTATCTAAAAAATTTGATAAGTTAAAACAAGATAATTTCAATCGTATTCTAATTCCTGAGTTTGATTATTCAGTTAATAATAATATAATCACGTACCATCAAGAATATATTAAGGGATATGCACTAGGAACAATCAGCAAATATAGTCAGATCATTTATGAGGACATTGTAATTAGAAAATCTGATTGGACATTTGATGATTATAGTATGGGTAATTTTGTAATAGAAATCTACACGAATAAAATCTATATGGTTGATATTCTATCTTATTGTTACTATCCAGATGTTGACAGAAGGATAAAAGCATGGTATCTTTATAAAGAGAGGAATACAAGAGATCTAAAACAATTATTAAATGATACCCAGAAAATATTGTAGACAAATAATTCCAACTGAAGAGTGTAACTATATCGAGAATATTTTAAAAAGCTCTACTTGTGAGTGGAGAGATGGTATACTGTCTGTTAAAATTATTAATGAAAAATTTGATTGGTCAGATATTAAAAAGGTTGATGAAACATTTAATAATGATTTGTTTAAGATAATAATGAATCGTCTTGATGATGATGGTGAGTTTCGTGCCATGACATGTCCTAAAAATACAAAAAATGCAATTTTTTCTAGGATTTCTGAGGGTGGATACTACAAGGCTCATGTTGATGGTATGTTTACAGGTCACTACAGCACTACAGTATTCTTAAATGATCCCGAAGAATATGAAGGTGGAGAACTACAACTATTGATTGATGGAGAAGTTCATAGTATAAAATTAAAAAAAGGATGGGCTGTAACTTATTCCACAGGCATACCACATCAAGTTAAAAAAGTTACGTCAGGTAAAAGGTATGTTAGTGTTTTCTGGACAACTTCGAGAATACCTGATATAATTGATAGAGATTTTTATTATGAGTTGTCTAAGATTGAAAAGACTCTAAAAAATTCTTTAAGTATACCTGATGATGTTAATGATTTTATGAATGATCCTTTGAACAGAGTTGTGATTTTAAAGAACGCATTGATACAAAAATACATTGGTGATTAAATGACTTTTTCAAATACATTTTATGATATTATTTTTTCTGATTTTCTAATTTCAACGAAAATAGATGTGTCTTTGGATAAACTTAAGAATGAGATATATGATATAAGAGATGAATCTGATAATAATACCAGATCGGGTAGGAATAGTTTTCAGAGCTCTTGGTGTGAAGATACCGATAAAGAAGAGTTGCAACTTTTAAGGAATCACATTATCAAATTTGCAAATGATTTTGCTTCTGAAAAATTTAATACTATGGAAGTAGATATGTGTACATGGTGGGTAAATATCAATCCTCCTAATGGATACAATGTAATTCATAATCATGGAAACATTGAGCTTGTTGGTAATTTTTATGTTCAAAATGGAAAAGAGTATGGACAATTAGAAATTCTTCGTAATGATGGTTCTGTTTACAATAGGTTAGGTAGAAAACTCAGTACTTTCAAATGTGACTGTGAAGTTGGAAGATTTTATATGATGCCTGGCCACTTATGGCATTATGTTTCCAACAATTATTCAGATGAAGATAGAATTTCTATTTCATATAACATAGGATTAAAAACAAAATGAAAAATGTAACTCTAGGTGACTACATCATAAGTTTTGATAACACTCTTACAAAAGAGTTTTGTGAAGGTGTTTGTGAAAAAATGAAAAATGACACTAGAAGATCTATAGGTATTGTAGGTAGAGATAAAACACTCAATCTTGAAATAAAAAATTCATATGATTTACATATAAGTCCACTAGCGGATTGGAGAGAAGAGGATGAGGTTTTTTTTACAACTCTTGCATCTTTTAAAGATAAGTATATGGATACTGTTCAAGAAAATACTGGATTGACACCAGATTTTTTTGCGAATACAGGATATGGATACGCATCAAACGGTGATGTTTTTGCGGACACTGGTTATCAGATAAAAATGTATGAACCTGGCCAAAGATATAATTGGCATCATGATTACATAATAGATGCAAAGGAGGGGCCTAGAGTTTTAACTTACATATGGTATTTGAATGATGACTTTGAAGGTGGAGAGACAGAGTTTATAGACGGAACTGTGATCAAACCTGAGAGGGGTAAAATGTTATTCTTCCCTTCAACTTGGATGTATGTTCATCGTGGCAAATTAGTTACAAAAGGTAATAAATACATAGCGACAGGTTGGTTCTATCACCAACATCCTCTTACAAATTCTATGTTTGAGGATAAATGATTTAAAGAGGTAGTAAGTTGAATGTTGATTATGAAAATCCTTGGCTTTACAACGGTCTACCCTTTACTTCTGATAACATTGGGGACTACTATGGTTTTGTCTACAGAATCACAAACCTTTGTACAGGAAAACAATATATTGGAAGAAAATACTTCGTACAAAAAAGAAAACCCAGAGGAGGAAAACGAAAAGTCACCTCAGAGTCTGACTGGAAACGATACTTTGGATCTTCTGAGGAGCTTAAACAAGATATTAGAGACCTTGGAAAAGACAATTTCCGAAGAGAAATTATAAGCCTACATAAGACACTAGGGAAAGTAAACTACGAAGAGACAAGGCAATTGTTTCTAAATAATGTACTGATGGAATCGCTTGCCGACGGCACACCTTTGTATTATAATTCAAATATCCTTGGTAGATACATGAAAAAGGATTACTATGACAAACTTACTTGAATCAATGAAGATTTTTTTAGACACAGCAGACACAGAGTTAATTAGAAAGTATTATGGCACTGGATTGATTGATGGTGTAACAACAAATCCAACTTTGATTCGTAAAAGTGGAAGAGATCCAGAGGAAGTATATCAGGAGATACAAGATATAGGGTTAAGAGATATAAGTATGGAAGTTGTTGGTGATTCCAACGAAATGATAGAAGAAGGAATCAGACTTGCAACTAAATTTCCAACATCTGCAACTATAAAAGTTCCGTGTACACCTGATGGTTTACTTGCGTGTGCAGAACTATCATGCAAGAATTTAATTAGAGTAAATGTAACTCTTATATTTGATGTTGCACAAGCCATACTTTCTGCAAAAGCTGGTGCTGCTTATGTTTCACCTTTTGTTGGTAGATTAGATGATAATTCAATCGCAGGGTTAAATTTAATTAAAGATATTGATGAAGTATTCAGAGTGCAATGTGTACACAGAACAAAGATACTATCTGCATCTATCAGATATGTAAATAGTGTTTCTCAATCTTTTGCAAATGGAGCTAACATTGTGACAATGCCTCCATCTGTATTTGATAAGATGTACAATCATGTTCTTACTGATAAAGGTTTACAAATATTCGATGAAGATTGGAAAAATGTAGTTCATCATGGTTGAATATACCTACCATAATGATACTGATCACATGATTGTGATGAGGTGTATTGGTGAAAAAAATTTCTTTATGGAAAGAGTAATCTTTCCTACGGAAACAATCACAATTAATGCACCTTTAGGAGCTGATGTTGAGTTATGGGGTAACGGTGTTCATTTTGAAGAGAGGATGGTAGTAGATCATCCAGAAAGTTATTGGAAATCATATAGTAGTTTTGACAATTAAATATTTTGTGTTATAATAAATATATTGAATCTTATTTTATATCACATGGGACATTATCCTGAGAAAAAGGCACTAGTTCTGGGTGCTGGTGGCTTCATCGGTAGTCATATGGTCAAACGACTAAAGAAAGAAGGGTACTGGGTTCGTGGAGTTGATCTAGATCATCCAGAGTTTGGTCGTCATGAAGCTGATGAGTTTGTTATCGGTGATTTAAGAGATAAAAGTTTTGTGAATAGAGTTGTAGAATTCAAAGGATGGCAAGGTAATTTTTATAATCAAATTCCATATAGAATGATAGAATCTTTCGATGAGATTTATCAGTTTGCTGCTGATATGGGTGGTGCTGGATTCATATTTACTGGTGAGAATGATGCAGACATTATGCACAACTCCGCAACGATTAATTTAAATTTATTGGATGCAATT